GAGCTGGAACCGTTCTGGGCCAAGGCCGAGGAACTGGGGGCGATCATGTTCCTGCATCCGTTGAAGGTTGCGGGCATCGACCGGCAGCGGGTGTATTATCTTCAGAACTTCATCGGCAACCCGCTCGACACCACGATCGCGGCTGCCTGTCTGGTCTTCGGGGGAGTGCTTGAGCGCTATCCGCGGCTCAAGGTGCTGCTGAGCCATGGCGGCGGCTTCACGCCCTATCAGCAGGCGCGCTGGATCCATGGCTGGGCCGAGCGCGCGGAGGCCAAGGTGCGGCTGAAGGGCGAGCCGGGGCCGTCGATAGACCGGCTGCTCTATGACACGATCCTGCACGGGGTTGAGCCGTTGCAGTTCCTCGTTGATCTGGTCGGGGCCGAACGGGTCATGCTGGGGACGGATTATCCCTTTGACATGGGACAATACGACCTGATCGAGGTGATCGACAACCTGCGCATCACTGCAGCCCAGCGGGAAACGATCCTCTCGGGTGCGGCCGGGCGGCTGATGCCGGGCGGCCGGTGATGCTGGTCGCTCCGGAGCGTCTGGCGGCGTTCATTGCCGCCGTTCTGGCCGGTGAAGGCCTGCCGGAGGCGGATGCAGCCCGGGTGGGCGAGCTGATGGTTGCGGCCGACCTTCTGGGAGCAGACGGACATGGTGCTTTCCGTCTGCCGCGATATGTCGCCCGGCTGCGGGCTGGTGGGTTCAATCCGCGGCCGGATATCCGGGTGGTCAGGCAGCGCGGCGCGAGCGCGCTGATCGACGGGGACAACGGGTTTGGTCATCTGGTGATCGACAGGGCCTGCACCCTGGCGATGGAGACGGCCCGGCAGCAGGGTGTGGCCTGGGTCGGAGTTCGGATGTCGAACCATGCGGGGGCTGCAGGCGTGCATGCGCTGCGGATCGCGGAGGCGGGGCTGGTCGGGATCTACCTCGCGGTGGGGAATGCCAACCACATGGCACCCTGGGGCGGGACGGAGCTTCTGTTGTCGACAAACCCGATTGCCATCGCCATTCCGGGCGACCGAGAGCCCGTCCTTCTGGATATGGCGACGACGGTGGCGGCCTATGGCAAGGTCAAGCTTGCCGCCGACCGGGGCGAGATGATGCCGGAAGGCTGGATGATTGACCGGCAGGGAAATCCGCTGACCGATCCGACACGGGCGGAGGGAGGGTCCTTGCTGCCCATCGGGGGACCGAAGGGCTTTGGTCTGGCGTTGATGTTCGGTTTTCTTGCCGGGACGCTGAACGGGGCTGCATTTGGCCGTGATGTCATCGATTTCAACGCCGATGATGCAAGCGCGACGAATACCGGGCAGACGGTGATTGCCGTCGATCCGGCGGCCTTTGGCGATCCGGCGGTGTTTCGGGCGCAGGTGGAGAATGTGCGGCAGGAAATGACCGGGTCCGCCTTGCGGCCGGGGTTCGACAGCATCCGCCTTCCCGGCGCGCGCGCGCAGGCCCTGCGGCGGAGGCGCCAGGCCGAGGGCGTTCCGGTCCCCGCGGCTTTGCTGGGGCGGCTCAATGCGCTGGCGGCCGGGCACGGGATCGCGCCGCTGGGCTAAGGTCCCGGGCAGACAGCAGCACGGAGCACGGGGGGGCGGCTGTCGGGCCGCCCTTTTGTCTTTTGGCGCTGGTGTTGCGCGCCGCGGGGCGCGTGCGCACGGTGCCCAAGGCGACGCTTAAGGTGTCTTCGCCATGGTGTCCGCAACGTTCGTGAGCGGGCAGGTCAAGGCGGAGGCGCGGGTGTTCGACTTTCTAAAGCGGCAGGTCGGGGAAAAGAACGCGGCGGTTCCCGAGGTCAAGGCCTCGGCGGCAGGGGGCGTCATCGCGTGGGCTGGTGCCGGACGCACGGTCTGGGGGCCGCGCGATGCGGTATCGCTGACCAAGAGCGGGTTTTGCGGCAATCCGGTCGGGTTTCGCGCGGTCAGGGTGATTGCTGAGGCGGCCGCTGCGCTTCCGGTGATCCTGCAGGACAGCCGCCGGCGGTATGAGCAGCATCCGCTGATCGACCTGCTGGCCCGTCCGAACCAGGCGCAGGGGCGTGCGGAGCTTTTCGAGGCGATCTATGCGCAGGTCCTGCTGACCGGCAATGCCTATGTCGAGGCGGTCGGGGATGGCGGCCTGCCGGTCGAGCTTCATGTGCTGCGGTCGGATCGGATGTCGGTCGTTCCCGGCCCGGACGGCTGGCCGGTCGCCTATGAATATGCCCTGGGCGGGCGCAAGCACCGCTTCGCCGTTGCCGACGGGCCAAGCCCGATCTGCCATATCCGCAGTTTTCATCCCCAGGATGATCATTACGGGCTGTCTCCGTTGCAGGCCGCGGCGCAGGCCCTGGATGTGCACAACAGCGCGTCGCGCTGGTCCAAGGCGCTTCTCGACAATGCGGCGCGGCCCTCGGGCGCCATCGTCTACCGCGGCGCCGACGGGCAGAGCAGCATGAGCCAGGATCAGTACGAGCGGCTCGTGAGCGAGATGGAGAGCCTGCATCAGGGTGCACGGAACGCGGGGCGTCCGATGCTGCTGGAGGGCGGGCTCGACTGGAAGCCGATGGGCTTTTCACCCTCTGACATGGAGTTCCAGAAGACCAAGGAGGCGGCAGCGCGCGAGATCTCGGTGGCCTTCGGTGTCCCGCCGATGATCCTGGGGATTCCGGGGGATGCGACCTATGCCAATTACCAGGAGGCCAACCGGGCCTTCTTCCGGCTGACTGTGCTGCCGCTTGCCGGACGGGTTCTTGGCGCTCTGGCCAACTGGCTCGAGGATTACACCGGCGAAAGGCTCGAGCTTCGTCCCGACCAGGATCAGGTGTCGGCGCTTGCTGCCGAGCGGGATGCGCAATGGGCGCGCGTCGCCGGGGCCGACTTTCTGACGGCCGACGAAAAGCGGCGGCTGCTGGGCATGCCGCCTCTGGGGTCTGTCGCGGAGACGCGCGATGGCCGATGAGCGCGGGCGGTTCGGCGCCCCCTTTGCCTGTGCGCCGGGGATGCGGCTTGAGGCGCATGAGCGGCTGTCTGCGCTGCAGGTCACGCGGCTGACCGAGGAGATCGACCGGGTCGAGGCGATGGTCGAGCGCATCGAGAAGCGCCTGTGGCTGGCCGTCTATGGCGTCGTCGCCCTGATCCTGGGGCAGGCAGTTCAGTCACTGATCCAATTCGGACCCTGAGGAGACAAGATGCAACTGGAGCACAAGTTCTGCCGGCTGGATGGCGGCGTGACGGTCGGCGATGGGGCCGTGATCTGTGGTTATGCCTCGGTCTTCGGCACGGCCGATCAGAGCGGGGACGTTGTGGAGCGGGGCGCCTATCTGGCCTCGCTCGGGCGGACGGAGGCTGCGGGCGGCCGGGTCAAGATGCTGTGGCAGCACGACCCGGCCCGGCCGATCGGCGTCTGGGACGAGGTCCGCGAGGACGAGCGCGGGCTTTGGGTCAAGGGGCGCATCCTGACCGATATCGCACAGGGGCGCGAGGCGGCAGCGCTCGTGGGGGCAGGCGCGATTGACGGGCTTTCGATCGGTTACCGGACGCTCAAGGCGCACAAGGACGAGGCCGGGCGGCGTCGACTGAGCGAGGTGGAGTTGTGGGAGGTGTCGCTTGTCACCTTTCCGATGCTGCCGGAGGCGCGCGTCGCGTCCAAGGCAGAGGACGGCGGCGGGCAGGAGCTTCGCAGCCTGGCAGAGGTCTTTCGCCGTGCCGGGCGAGAGATGACGGAGGCGCTGGAGAAGGGGATCGGGCGATGACCGATGGTGCGGCGGTGTCGGGGGAAGGCCAGTCCCCGACGCAGGAACTGATGTTGGCGATGGCAGGATTCGTCCGTGATTTCAGAGCGTACGCGGACGGAATTCAGGTGAAGCTTCAGGAACAGGACGAACGGATGATGAAACTGGACAGAAAGTCGATGCTGGCGGGCGCGCGTCCGCACCTCGCCCTTGCGGCTGAGGCCGAGGCTCCCCATCAGAAGGCTTTCGCGGCCTATCTGCGGGCGGGTGACGATGATGGCCTGCGCAACCTTGGCCTCGAGGGCAAGGCGCTGAGCACGGCCGTCGCGGCCGACGGCGGTTTCCTTGTGGCGCCGCAGATGGCCGAGACCATCCAGGGCGTACTGCTGAGCTCGGCCTCGATCAGGTCGGTTGCGACGGTCGTCAATGTCGATGCCACGGCCTATGACGTGTTGGTTGACCGCACCGAGGCCGGCGCGGGCTGGGCCACCGAGACGGCGGCAATCACTGAGACCAGCACCCCGCTGATCGACCGGATCACGATTCCGCTTCATGAGTTGTCGGCGCTGCCCAAGGCATCCCAGCGGCTCCTCGACGATGCTGCCTTCGACATCGAGGGCTGGCTGGCTTCGCGGATTGCCGAGAAGTTCGCTCGGGCGGAGGCTGCCGCCTTTGTGACCGGCAACGGCGTGGACAAGCCCAAGGGCTTTCTCGACTATCCCAAGGTCGCCAATGCGACCTGGACCTGGGGCAACCTTGGACACATCGCTTCGGGCAGTGCCTCGGCGGTGACGTCGACCGATCCTCTGGTGGATCTGGTCTATGCGCTGGGCGCGGAATACCGCGCAGGTGCTACCTTCGTGATGAACTCCAAGACGACGGGCGTGATCCGCAAGCTCAAGGATGCCGACGGCCGTTATCTTTGGTCGGACGGCTTTGCCGCGGGGGAACCGGCGCGTCTTTTGGGCTATCCCGTCCTGGTCGCCGAGGACATGCCCGACATTGCGGCGGGGTCGAATCCGATCGCCTTTGGCAACTTTGCCCGCGGCTACACCATTGCGGAACGTCCGGACCTGCGCGTGCTGCGCGATCCGTTCTCGGCCAAGCCGCATGTCCTGTTCTACGCGACCAAGCGCGTGGGCGGGGCTGTGAGCGACTTTGCCGCGATCAAGCTGCTCCGTGTTGCGGCAAGCTGATCATTTCGGATGGGCGGGACAGGGTGTCCCGCCCGGACGGCCACGGGCGTAAAGCGGAGTGAGGGACGATGCTGGTCGAAGATACGGGCGTGCCCGAAGCGGCGGTGCCGGTGGCGCGCCTGCGCGAGCATCTGCGGCTTGGCACGGGGTTCGGCGAGGACGGGTTGCAGGACCCTGTACTGGCCGGTTTCCTGCGTGCCGCCATGGCGGCGATCGAGGGGCGGACAGGCAAGGCGCTGATCGCGAGGGAATTCATCTGCATGCGGAGCGCCTGGGGCCATGCTGACCGCCAGCCTTTGCCTGTCGCTCCGGTGCAGGA